CGCAGCGTCATTTGTCGTTCCGTCGCCGACCGCGCCGCACATGAGAACTGAGACAGTCTGCTCGGCCAGTTCCCAAATTACGGTGCCACCATTGCTGGTAATGCGTGGCGTGCCGACGCCCGTTGCACCAGACGCAACGCGCTTGTAAAGCGCCCCGCCGCCGTCGCCGTTGGCGTAATAGCCCGCCGTGCGGATGTGGTTGACCGCAGCGTCGATCGTGGCGCTGTTGACAATAGCGACGGTGTCAAAGGTCTGCGCGTCCCTTAACGGCACTCCGGTCGAGACAACCGAACCGTATTGCACCATGATGTTGTTGGTGCCGGAAGCGGGCGCGCTCACAAAATTGACGATCGACCCGCCGGGGTGGGTGTAGTCGATGGTCGGGCGCTGGGTAACGCCGCTGATGCTCACCGACAGATTGGTTAAGGTGCCAGGGTTCTGACTCAGCGTGAACTGCGTCTGGACGCCGTTGCCAGAGAACACGTCTATGAACCGATTGCCGTAAGCGGTGATGGTCGCCAGCGTCGAAGCATCCAAGTTCTGCAACCCGGTGGCAGTGCTGTTCCAGCCGATGAACCTATTGGCTTGCGGGGTCGGCAGATCGGTCGATACCGTTCCTGCCGGCGTGTTGGCTGGCAGCGTCAGGGCGCGATCCTGCGCCTCGTCCAACTGCTGCACTTCCATCGTCAGCTTGTCGAGCGCGCGCTCGTGGCTGGCTGCGGGGAAGGGGTCGTTCGGGACGTAGGTGTTCAACTGCGTCAACGGCACGTTGCGCAGGATCGAAATCTTCTGATCCGCCGTGGGTGCCACAACGCAAGTGACGGTGCCGCCGGCAGGGTTGCCCGCGCCGGTCACAGTGTAATTGGTGGTGATCGCCAGCGTCGTGATGACGCCCGTCGAGATCTGCGTGCGCAGGACCGCCAGGTGGTCGTTTTCGAGGAAATAGAACGGCACCGCAAACGCGGTCGTAACGCCGTTTCCGGTATAGTCCGCGCGGGAGGTGGTTGTGCTGACAGTCATGGCGTCCTCTTATTGGTTGTTGTTATCACAACGCCGATGGCGGAGGGAGGGGTTATTCCTCACTTGGTCTGCAATCTCTTGCCCAGGCCCTCGTTAATGCGCTCGTATTCCTGAAGGAGTTGTTCGGGCGGAACAGCCAGGGTGCGACCGTATTTACGGGCGTCTTCAAACACCCTTTCCATCGTCTGGCGTTTCACGATGTCGGGCATGTCATCCCAGCCGGGGTTGTTAACCAGTTGGTCGAGTATGGTGTACGCCATCTTGCCCGACTGTTCTGCCAAGACATCGCGTTGCTCTGGCGTCAAGTTAACGCGGCCCAGATCGTCTTCTCCGAGATCCTTCAGTTCAATGTATTTTTTCGTTACGCCGACGCCTAGGCCAAGACGCGCTGCCTCGGAGCGAACCTTGTCGCCGCTTTCAGTTGTTACGGTGATGGGGCTAATGACGCCAATGCGGTCCTTGTTTTCGATCGGCTCGCCAAACACGTCGCGCTGCGGCAGAAGGGTCTGGCTTGCCAAAGGTATGCGGTTAATTACGGCGTCGTAGATGGAATAAACCTCGCGCCTGTACGGGTCGATCAGTGACGCTGTTTGGCCCGAAATACCGGGCACAAGGCTGGCAACCTGGTTCTGGAGGTATCGCGGCATAAAGCGTTCTGGATCACTGAGCGCCTCGATGAAATTGGTGATGCCCATCAACATCGTCTGGTTCGTAATGGCGTTGGCGAAAGCCGCGCCGATCGCGGCCACGGCGTTGTTTTGTTCTTCTTCGGTCATTTGCTGCCAGATTTCCTTGGTGTCGGCGTACATCCCAAGGAGACCGCCAAGGGGCTGAATGCGCTGGTAGCTGTACCACTTCCCGCCAATCTTGATGCTGTACGGTTGCCAATCATTTGCGAGATCGGTACGACGCTTTCCTGGGTCAACATCGCCGTTGCCGCTTATGTTATCGCCAAGAAGCGCCACTGTGGTTACGCCAAGGGTAAAACCCACCGTTAATTCGGCAATGGCTTTGTGTCTTGCCGCGCCGCCTTTCTTGTATTCGTCGCGCCACTCCTTGACGGCGGGGGCCAAAGGCGAGAGCCGCAGCATTTCTTTGACGCTATTTATGGGCGACTGCACGAATGGGATAAGAAAAGTAAGAAGAGGCGATTGACGCCGAGCGGTCAACGCAATCTTCCCAAGGCTTCCGAGCGGGGCGTTAAAAGTTCCGCGCAAACCCGCCGCTTCGATCTGTTGCGCCATCGCCTCCGGCGGATCGGCTGCGATCTGTACGACGCGCTCGCGGAACTCGCGCGTTGCCGGGTTGAGACCTTCCTTGGTGGCTTGGCGCGCGCCTAGAGCGTATGCCTCTGCGCGTTCGTTCAGGACGCGGAAGAATGCGTCAGACGTAGCCAAGCCTAGAAATGGAAGACGAACAATCTCGCCAGTTTTGCCGGGGATGGCGTTTCTGTGTTGATCGGGTGTCATTCCATACGGAACTCCCGATTTCCAAACCGCCGATGCTATGCGCACGGCGTCTACGGTTCCCATGATTGTTCCGGTAGCGCGGGCGAGCGGTTCCACGGCGGCAACCCGATCTCCCTTTTTACTGAACGCGCCAAAGCCAACCGCAGCCGCGTCCACCAACGGGCGAAGCGGCAGCATGGTGGCGTTGCCAAATATGTTGGCTGTCTGCGTGAGTACGCCTGAAACCAGACCCGCTGTGTAGAACTCCATGAACTTGTCGAGCCAGTTTGGCTTGGTCGCCTTGCTGGCGAACTTCAGCACCTGGCTTGGGTTCTCGTACTGACCCAGCATGTCCATGATGTTGTCGAACGTCGGCCTGTTGGCGGTGTCGGCCATATTGTCGCCGGTCTTGAAACGCTGGTTCAGGACTTCGTTGAGTTCGTCGTAGTAAGCCTTGTCCCTGTTGGTCGATTTCAGGATGTTCAAGGCGCGGCCAACTTCCGCTTGCGCACCACGGACTTCCGCCTGCGCCTTCCCGATGCGGTCCACTTGCGCCAGGATTTCGAGGCGCATCTGGTCGGTCGCGCGGTTTTCCGCGCGCGCTTTCACGTACTCGTTGCGGAGGTTAATCAACTGCTCCGCGCCGCTGGTCAGCAACTGCTTGCGAGCGTACAGGTCTGCGGACAGTTTGGCGTAGTCGGCGTTTGCAAGCGGCGTCGGAGGCGGCTCTTCGCCCGTGCTGATCCGGTAAATATCGCGCGCTTCGGCGTAGGTCTGCTCCCACGACACCTTGTCTCGTGTCGCCGTGCGTATGTTGTCTTCGTACAGTTCGGACAGGCGCGACATCGCGCCTTTCACGTCATCTGTCGTGTTCAGATAGTTGTAGTTGACGTGCGTCTTGAGGACCGGCTCACCGGGCAACTGCGGGACTTCAGCGAACGGCTTCTCGATGAACTCAGCCGACTGCTTGGACGGAGGCGGAACCGCATTGCGCGCGTTCTCCTGGCGTGCCTGCTCCTGATAGGCGCGCGGGATCTCGGGGGCGTCGGAGGGTGTTTCTGGTTTGGCCGCTGGCGCTTGCGCTGGTTTTGCGGCGAGCCTTTCGCGCAGCTTATCCAGCCCTAAGTCGTGTTCTTTAAGCCCCAACGCTTTCATCAACGGCGCAATCAACGCCGGGTCATTTTCCCCCAGCAGCACTGAAGCTATCGCGTCAACGGAAACCTCATTTGGTTTGCTCGCGTGTCGCGCAGTTTTTTTGTCTGAACCGTATTTGTCCGGGGCGTATTTTTTCGCGGCGGCAATCAATTCGTCCCAATTCGGGACCATCCGCAACATTTCTGATTTTGGCGTTTTGGGGTCAAAACTCACAACGCGCTTTTGCATTACCGCGTGCGCTAGTTCGTGCGCAAAGATTTTTACCGCGGGGGTTCCATCAACAAGCGTTCCCTCTAACGGAACTTGGACAACACCGTCCGTTGAACGGAAATCGCGCCCGTCATGTCTAGCTTCATCGACAAGGATTCCCAATTCTTTGGCAATATAATGCAAATCACTGTAGGAGGCTGACTGTTTCGGTGCCTGCTCCGGCGCTAACGTTTCCGGCTTCGCCGCCGGCGTTTCCGGCTTCGCCGCAGCCAAATCCTCCGCGATCGTCGGATCGCGCTGGGCGTCGGCCAGCACCTCGATCGGTGTCTTGCCGGTGCGGCGGTAGATTTCAGCGAGTTTGGCAGCGCCCTTCACAAGTTGAGCGCCGCCCACGGTCGCGCCCTTGAAACCAAGAAGCAGGATGGCGGCGTCCATGAACTCTTGCGGTTCCGGCAATCGACCTTCAAGCGCCGCCGGTGCCACGACGAGTGTGGCACCCTCTGCGGTCAGGCCGGCAGCGAGTGTGGTCTTGGCCCCCGCTCCTGCGGTTTGGGCGGTCAATGTAGCGGCGCGGCCAGCGCCAGCCGTCAAGCCGCCGATCAGACCTTCCTTGGCGGTCTGCTTGAGGACAAGGCCGACGCGATTGAGGAAGTCTGCGGAACTCTCGATTTCACCCTTGGTGTAAGCCTGGATGTAGCTTTCGCGTATCGCGGCGGGCAGGGCCATCGAGCCAGCGCCACCTCCGACCACTGCGCCGGCAACATTGCCCACAACTGGCACAGCCGTGCCAGCAGCGCCGCCGGCTACGCCACCGCCGATAAAGCCCACGATGCCGATCGGCAATTCTGAAACGATCGAACCCGCGCCAGCGCCGAGTCGCTCGTACCAATCTGCTTCTTCCGGGTTAAGAACGATGTCGGGCAGCTTGCCGCGAAAGGCGAGGCCGGTAGCGGAACCCTGATAGCCGCCTACGAACGCATCGAAAAACCCTGACGGTTCGCGCGTTGTCGGCTGCGGCTGCGGCTGCGGCTGCGGCTGCGGCTGCGGCTGCGGCTGCGGCTGCGGCTGCGGCGCGTCAAATTCATCAAACGGATTTGCCTGCGGCTGCGGCATTTGCTGCGGCTGCGGCTCGTCAAACTGGTCGAACGGATTAGCCATCAGCGCGACCCGTTAAGGTATCTGTCAGCCGCGCCCTTGCCGTACTTCAGATCGAACTGCGGCTTCAACGCCGGGTTGGCCCGCAGCATCTCGATCGCCTTGGCCGGCGGCGCTGCCTGTCCTTCCTGCTGCTTCTTGGCCGCTGCCTCGCGCAGCATCACAATTGCAGGCTTGATGTACTTATCAAGCGCCCCCGGCTTCAGAGCAAATTCTTCCTTGTTCGACGGGTCGAGAAGGACGCTGGGGTCTTTGTTCTGTTTTCGAAGCGCGTCGATTCTGGCTTCCAGATCGCGGTCGAACTGGAAAAGGATGCTTGCGGGCAATTCCGGGTTCATCATGGACATGGCCTGGATCTGCATGTTCTGCATCACCGCTCGCTCAACCTTGCCGCGCAAGTTGTTTACGTCCCTGCGAAAACCGTTCGTGCTGGAACTGCGGAGTTCGCTCACTTCCTTGTTCAGGAAGTTGAAGTCTTGGACCCCTATATCGCCTTCGTCGAGAGCTTTGTAGATCGGGTCAAGGTTGTAAATTTTGTTTGGGTCGTTTTCCGGGGCGTAAATACGCGTCAGAAATTCGCGCACCTTTCCTGGTTTGCTGATGTTTTCGCGCGAAGACATCTCGCGCGTTCGTGCCGCCATGTAGTTGATTACGTGTTCCTTGTCCTTGGTCTCAAGGGCGTCGTTTTTGATGACCTCAAGTTCCGACAACGGCCCGCCGTTTTCATCAGTAGGGTTTATTATTCTTTTGAGGTAAATGTCTTTTATGGATTCCCGCATCTGCTCTTTTTGATTGCGTTCTTCCATGCGCGACCGTTCGGCTTGGGACTGAAACGCGCGCTCGTACTGCTCCGCATCGCCAAGAACTTGGAAGAACTTGTCGGCGGGAAGATCGTCAATGAAGCCTATCCCTGTGCTTGCCTTCTTCCAGCCCGGCGCGTTGATCGTCTCAGCGGCGGCGTCGGCGAACATCTCTGGAGCAACGGCACTGCCAAGGCCGATCGCCTGTCGCGTAGCGGCGAGGTTTGCGGCATACTGCTTGGTGTTTGGCCCCCACTTGGTGCCAGACGCGCCGCCATAGTACATCATGTCCACCTTGGTCATGTCGCCGCCGGCTTTGGCGCGGTAGCCATTCAGCAATTTGGCGGCGGCGTAAATCGACGCCACGGGATCGTTGCGATCGACGCCAAGGTCGGCGGCTGTTTCGGGCGTGAACTGCATGATGCCGCCGGCATCCTGCTTGCTGAGTGCCTTTGGGTCGAGGTTGGACTCGGCCACCGACCGCATTTTCAGTTCGCGCCAATCAAGATTGTACATATTCGCGGCGTCTTTAAACGTAGAGTCGTAGGCGCTAGGGGCGGCCACTTTTTGATTGATGTAGTTTATCTTCCCTTGGTCGTAGGGCTTTACGGTATCGGCCTTGAAATCAGGTGGCATCCCCGGCGCGGGGGGATTGGCAATAACGTTGCGCACGCTGTCGCGTATATCTTCCGGCACAGACCCGAGGACGGCTTGCGGGAAGCGGCGGGCGTACCCGATAGCGGCAGAGAACTTGATGTTTTCTTTGGCCTGCGCCTTGAACGCATCGCGCGTCGGCTGGCTGACGCGGGCAAACCGGCCATTGGGATCGTCGATGGCGGCGTCAAATCCGGCAATCGCGGCCTGAACCTGTGTGTGGTCCTTCGCCGCGATAGACGTGTAGCTACCGAGCAAATCCGTGTACTGGTTCTTTGCGAAATCGCCGCTGAGTTTTGCTTGCATCGCGATGGCTTGCGAAACCACCTTCGACCGGAGATTGATCGACATCCGATCAAACGACTGCCGACCTTTCGACGTTTCAAATTTCTCAGACAGTTTCTCGAAATCGGCTCTCAGTCCTTTTTCAACGCGCGAAACAAGAGGCTCGTCGCCTTCCTTCGTGCTGTTCGCCATGTCCTCCAGGCGCTGCTGCCAATCCGATTCCGACTTTGCCAGTTCGGTGTAGGCGGTGGTTACGTCTTTCTCGACGGCAATTTGTTGAAACGTCTCCCCCAAATCCGAAATGGCCGCGCCGACCCCGGCCCCCATCTGGTCGGGCGTGGCTTGCGAGTTGTAGCTGCCCTGCGGCAGGTACTGCTGCTGATAGGTTCTAATCTCAGGCATCAGTCAGACCCTCGCGCCGCTTCACGACGTTTTTGCAAACGAGCCAAAGCTCGCATAATCAGCGCCGGCTAATTGCCCCGCCGCTTTGATGTAGGACGAAGTTCGCGCCGACTTGGCTCCCAGCAGATCGAGTTTGGCGTCGGACTCATAGCCCACCGCCTTCAAGGCGTAATTGTACTGCACGGTGAGGCGATCGAGTTCGATGTTGCGGGCGCTGTCAACGAGGACATCGACCGGGGAGCCGACATCCATCTGCACGCCGGATGCGCCGTATCCAGCCATCGCCGAACCCATCACGCGGGCGGCTTCGCGCTGCTGCGCCTGCACTGCGGCGATGCCCTGCTGCCGCGCGATCTCGGCGTTCTGCCGCGCGACCTTGGCGTTGTACTCGTAGGAGATTGCCTTGTTTTCGCCTTCGATCAGCGTGCCGAAAAAACTCATGACCGCACCAAGGCGTAAAGTGCGCTGTCACCGCCATCCATGCGGAAGCACCTCATACGCTCCACTTCCAACTCAAAACCCATGATGCGCGCCCACTTGTGGCCTTCCTCGAACTCGCAATCTACCTCAATCTCGATCCGCTGGTGCGGAAGACCAGCGATCAGCCGGTGCGCGATGCGCGTTATTCCGGTCATGTACTGCCCGCACGTCGCGGACAGGTATCCCCACATGATCGCGCGTGTTGGGTAGAGTTCTATAAACCCGAAACAGCACAACAGCTTGTCGCCGCTGACCATCGTGTAGGAGTCGTATTTCTCCAGCGACGTGATGTAGTCCGGCGAGACGATGTCACGGACATACGCCTGCGCGGGCTGAACGTCGATCGCCCAGAAATGCTCTGCCTTGAACGGAATCACGTCAATCATGTCAGCCGTCCTGCGTGTCGAGTTGGGCCGAGACCATCAGCACGTTCGACGGCAGCGGGTCGCTCTGCGTCCACGACACATGCCCTTCAAGTTCATACGTCCCGTCCCACGCCCAACGCTTGTCGCCGGTAAACAGCGACACCGGGTTGTCCATGAGGTCGGCGCTGGTGCGCCAGTTCTGCGGATAGCCGGCCAGGTTGGTCGCCTGGACGTTCAGGCCAACGCTCTGGAAAAACCGGAAGATTGAGCGGTGAATGCGCTTCAGCTTGCCTTGCGCGGGACCATCCGCGCCGCCCGCCTCGATGCGCATGGTCTTGCCGGTCGAGTTGTACCCCAGACCAACCTGCGCCTTGGTCGCCGATCGGTTCAGCGTGATTGTTCCGCCCGCGCTCACGACGCATGTCGGATGCACCGCGCCGTCAGCCAGGACGCTCACCGTCTGCCCGACCAGCCACGTCAGGCCGGAGATCGTCGATGTCATTACGGAAAAAGTTCCGCTGGTCGAACCGGAATTTGGGACCACAATTGTGAAATTGTTGGCGTCGATGACTGTTACCGTATAGGAGCCGCCGGTAGGGAGCGATCCAAACGCTGCGTCAGAAAACGCAAACGTTCGCGTCTGCCCTGTCGTAAACCCGTGGCCCGCAAGCGCGCACGTCATCGTCGTTCCGGATCTCGTAAAAGTCCCGGCAACGTAGTAGGTCGCGCCGCAGTCCACGAAATAAGCGTTTGGCAGCGTGTCGCCGTCTTCCCAATACTTTTCCATCAACTCGACCGTGCGAACGGTCGCGCCGTTGATGTAGCGACGAACAACCATCCACAGATCGTCGCGGTCGATCGAGGTGTTGGGAATGACGGCGATGCTCTCGACCACGGGAGCCGCGGTCTGGCCGGCGTCCGAGAACCCGCCGATCTGATGGCGGTGCCAGCCGATAACGTCCTGATCCTTGTCGTAGATGACGCCTACCAAGACGCCGTCGTTCGTCACCATCCAGACGGTCGAGTGCGGGGCCTGCTGCACCGCCATCTCCTTGATGCCGCCCTTGGTCAGGTGTTCGGACACCAAAGAGATGTCGGGAGCCTGGAACGTGCCCAGCGTGAACTGGTACGTCATCTCGCGGATCTTGCGCTTCGTGCGCTGCACGAACAGCGTGGACTTGCCGATGCGCACCGGCGGCACAAACGTGCTGCCGTAGTTCGTCACCTGTTTGGCGTTGACGTTGGTGGGCGTCAGGGCGACCTGTTGGGTGCTGGCCGCAACAACCCACTCGGATGACGCAGTGCCGGCCAGAAGGCCCCACTCGTCTGAGATGATCCAGTTGATGGCGTTGACCTTGGCGGAATTGAGCGAGAACGCCAGCGCGTTGCTGTCCACCACCGTGCCGTCCGTCTTGGTCGGCGTGAAATTTTCATAGTCGCCGCTGTTGGACGAGTCGATGCGATTGGGGTTGTCCCACGTCGAGGCGAATGTCAGGCGGTCCTGGTTGAAGCCAACGCAGCCGGGATAGCGGGCTGTTGCTGAAGACCCTTCGACGCCATACCACGCCCCCAGACGCCACACCGCGCTGGCCGTCGCGGCGGTAAACCCGCCCGTCGTTGCCGTGACCACGGTGCTGGAAGTGAACGCGGTGATTATGGCCGCGCCCCACACCGAACTGATCTGGATGCGGATCAAGCGGCCAATATCGTTGGGGGAAAAACCCGCGCCGCCGTTAATCCCGGTCGTCGAACTGGCGGTGATCGTCACGCTTCCTGTCGTACCGGAAGGCGTCAGCGTCGTTGGAGTGGTGTTCAAGGCCAGATACGGACCATCCGAAAACGTGATGGTGGTCAGCGTCCAGTTGGTCGGGCCAAGCCTTGACAGCTTGCGCGGCTTGCGGTTGCGGTGCGCGATGTACAGAACGTCGGCGCTCTGGGTGAAGGACAGTTCCGACAATTCCGCCGCCGTGTACGGCGTTGCGATTTCGTATGGCGACGCGCCCGACAGCAACTGCCCGCCCAGAGTATAGAACCGGATGTACTGGTCGCCAAACTCAAGGACATACGCCTGCGTGATCGAGAACTCGAACTGCACCAACCGGACCTCCTGGTTGGTCTTCGTGTTTGCGACGTAGCGCGTGCCGGGGCGGCGCGTCAGGCCACCCTGCGTGGTGGGCACGTAGTTGAGGCAGGTTGCGAGAGCGTTGGCGTATTTGGAAACGTCCGACCGGCCATAGGTCAGCGGGGACCACTCACCGGCGTTGAAGTTGTTCTGGACCCATGTAACGCGAGGCATGTCATAACCTCGCGATCAGCCAGCCCTCTTCGGCTGCGTCTTCCGGCCCGGACTCGAAAGCGTCAACCCGCCGCGCGAGTTTGACGGCGGCGTCGTACTCTTGCATCAGCATCTGCTTCTTGCCGTTCGATTGCGTCAGGCGCTCGGAAATGTCCACGGCGAGAGCCAGCGCGCAGACGTTGTAGAAACTTGCGTCCCACAGCGTCGGGTTCTCAACATCGCAGATGTAACGAAGGTACAGGGTCGCGCCGTCGTTGGTCAGGATCTTGCGGCCCTCGATCTGCCAATCCAGATCCGCCGACGCGGGCCGAAGGACGCGCAGGCAGTCGGACGGCAGGGTGAAGGCGTACAGGTAATCAAACGCCGGAGCGGTGACATCAGGCGCAAGCACCTCACGCTTGATCGCGAAGTTCCAGCGGTGCTTGCGCAGTTCGTCGCGGCGGTTTGTGTCGTAGGCGAGATTGCACGCGCGAGCCTCCGGACTGTTGTCCAGAAGGCTCATGATCGACGTTGCGCCAACCCTCTGTAGAGCCGTGTTGCACAGATCGACCGCGTTCTGGGCCATTAGTTCACCACGAGGAAGTCAAAGACCGTGGTGCCTGTAGCCGCTGCATTTCCTGTTACCGTGAATGAGCCTGCCGCTGGCGTCACGCGCACGCTGGTCAGGGTGGCGTCGGTGCTGCCGAGGCTGACGAACACCTTGCTCGCCGCGGTGACCTTGGAGTTGGTGATGACACACGTCGTAGCAGCGGCGGCAAACGCCGCTCGGCCCGACAGGTTGTTGTTGGTTGCCGCGCCCGGCGTGCCGCTGCTGTCGGTCGAGATGACGGTCAGCGTGTCCAACCGGGTCAGCGTGGTCAGGCCGGTAGTCGTTGCGCCCAGCGTCACGGCGGCGGTGGTCGCTGTCAGCGTCTTCGCGCCGGTGCCGGTGCTGCTGAACGTGCCGGCAGTCTGCGCGTAGCCTGCCGACACGGAGACGTTCTGGAACGCGGAGGCGTTGATCGTGTAATCGACGGAGCCTGCATCCGCAAAGACGCTTAGCGTGCCGCCAACACCATACGGGCCGAACGTGCGGTTCGTTGCCTGCGGGCCAAACGACCGGCCACCGCCGCCAGCGATCGCCAGTTCACTGCCTTCAGCGGAAACAAACGTGATCCGCCCTTCGCTGCCGTGGTTGATGACGATCGTGACGGTCTGGTCGCCGGCAATCGTGGCGGTTGCGGAGTTTCCTGCGGTAATGACGGGCATGTTTACTCCTTAACCAAGGCCGATCAGATAGGCGTTGATGCTGGTGGCTGCGCCAACGATGGCAATGCGGACGTTGCAGGACGGCAGATCAATACCCGTCTGAGAGATGGGAAGGTTCGCCGCCGCGAACGACACGACCGACCCGGTGAAGACTTGGAGCCTCGACCACGTTCCGTTGGGAGCCTGAACTTCCAAGCGGAAGTCCGTGCCGCCGCCAGCCGTGCCGTTGACCATGAACAGGTACTCGCCGCCCTTCACGGCAACGGAGTTGCCTGTTCCGGTCAACGCTTCGCCCAGGACATAGGCGACGTCATCCGCTTTCCTGATCGACATCGCGCGTTACCAACTCTTGCCGGCTTTGCCGGCGATGTAGGCTTCCAGCGCCTGAAGGCACGCAAGCAACTGCGCGCGGTCTGGAACGTTGGCGTTCGTGTTGATGGCAACCTCAACGTCGCGCGAGGTCGTGGTCGCCTGCTCAAGAATGCCGGTCGTACCGCCGCTGACACCAGAGCCGACGTTGATTCCGAAGAAATAAGGCATCGTTCTCTCCTGTGAGGTTGGGGGCCGGATCGCTCCGGCCCCTTGTCCTTAGTTCGGCTGGCTGAAGTAGAGGTCCACCACCAACGTGCCTGCGGTCGGCAGTGACGCCGCACCGATCGTGATGAAGACCTTTTCTTCAGCCGACAGGGCGGGAGCCGCAGCGCCGACCTGGGTGGCAGGACCGAACATCGTCGGCGTGTCCACCGCAGTGAACACCGCCGCCGCGCGGTACTTGCCGGTCGTGCCGGTCGTGCCGATGGCGAGCGTTGCGGAAGCGCCCATCGTGGCCGAAGCCGTGATGACGCCAAACGCGAACGTCGAGCCAGCCGGGAGGAAGCCGACGAGCAGCGTGTCGCTGGTCGTGACCGCCGTCGCGGAGAGCGTGAACGTCGCGCGCATCCGCTTGACGCTGGCCTGATAGACCGTCGCGGCTGGCCGGTAGCCAACCGGGGCGACCGTGAGGACAGAGCCGGACGCGCCGGTCGTTCCACTCAGTTCTGCTGAAATATACTCGGGCATGGGTGCCTCTCCTTAGACGCAGTTGATGATGAGGCAGCGACGCTCTTCCATGCGGGCCGCACCGAACGTGCCGGTGACGTACACCTGGAAAGAGTTACGCTTGTCGGGGCGACGATCGACCGAAGCGGCGATGTCGTTCCACATGCCCAGCGCGAGACCGGAGCGGGCGAACACGGGCACCATCCAGCGCGTGCCGGTGGTGTAGGTGCCGTCCGTCGAGCCGGTGGAGATCGCCGGGTTGATCGCGGCGTTGAAGCCCGAACCGCCCGGAATGCGCTCCGTCACGATGAAGTTGAAGCCCATGAACGAGGAAATCTTGCCGTTCACCAACACCGGGGTGGTGTTGTAGTCGAGCGAGACCGCCTGCGCTTCGTTGAGCAGATCGTCATGCTGCTTGGCGCTGATGACCGCAAACAGGGGATCGTTGTCGATGTCCACCTGTGCTTCGATCAGTCGGCGCTTGGCCGTGCGCAGCTTGGCAATGTTGAGGCCGGTCGCCGCAGCCGCGCCCGTTGTCGCAGCAATCGACTGCGAGTTCGAGTTGAAGGCGTGGAGCGTGCCGGTCGAAACCGTGCCGTTTTCGCCGGTGTTGTTGGCGTTGAAGAAGCCGCTGATGATTTCGTCATCAATCGCGCGGCCCATCGCCCACACGCCAGCCTGCGTGTACGGACCAGCCGGGTCGATCAGCATACGCAGCTTGTCCTGGTTGTCGATCAGGTCGGCCCAGTCATAGTCGTTGGGGTAGATCCAACGCTTGTCCTGCGGCGTGCTGATGAGCGGGGTGTCGCTGTGACGGCTCTGGTTGCGGACAGGGTTAACCTGACCGAACTGCTCGGCCATCGAGGCGGCCTTGCCCACGAAGGAGTAGTTGTTGACTGCACTGCGAAGACGGCTGCCCTGCTGCTGCAGGAGCATCATGATGTTCGTCGAATACTGTTGGACGAACGCTTGATTCACGTTCACTGACATTGTCGTGCCCTCTGTTTAGTTAATCCAAGACGCGCGCGTTTAGGCCGCGAGCCACGCCTCGGCTTGTCCTTTCGGGGGCCGACTACGTCAGTTCACTGAGGGGCTTTGGGTGGTCGCCCACGCCTCGGCTTGTCCGCAGCGGCCAGCGGACTTTCATCCGCTGGAGGCGACGTTTCGAAGGAGTTATACAGTTGCGTTGCGATCTTGACAATGCCGTCCGGGGAGTAGTCTCCGGTGCGCGCCGAAAGGTTCGCCGCCAACTCAAGGCAGCGAACCCATGCTTCAAGTGGGGTCATCCTCAACCCTCCGGATAAGCGAACGAGTGAAGCTGGCTCATCCGCGACTTCGCGTCGGCGTCACCCTTCAGGTACTTCGTCGTGAAGTCCTTGTCGGACATCAGGCTCTGGATCTGCGCCTTCGCCTGCGCCGGCGTCATCGCGCTGCCAAACGCGGTGTTGTTGTCGCCAGTAACAAACTTGTCTTCGCCCAGCTTGCCGCCGATCTGCGCCAACAGGTTCATTGTCGCCTTGTGGCCCAGCACGGTCGAAAGACCGTCGATCGCTTCGGAGTTCAGGTTGAGACCCCGCGCCGCAGCCTGCGCCGCCGCCAGGTTCTGGGTGTAAGCCGCGCCCCACTCTTGCCGAACCGCCGCCTCTTCAGCGTTGAACGATTCAACCCGCTGCGTCTCCATCTTCTGCATCTGCTCGGAGACGGAGTTGTTGTACCAGTTCATCAGGGTCTCGCCCTGCTTCTGCGTCAGCCCCAACTCGTGGAATTTCGACAGCGACGCCTGGTGGAACTCGGCGTCCGCGCCTTCCGGCATCTGCACCTTGTACCCGGTCGGCTCGCTTGGCCGGCCCAGCTTGTCGTAAACCGCCGCCCATTCCTTGGGGTCAGCGTCCCCCTTCGGGATCACCACGGCGTTGCCGGCCTTGTCGGCCCCCAGCAACTTCTCAAGGTTGCGGTATGACTCCACTGCCTTCAGCGGGCTGTCCCAACCCTTGTTCTGGATGTAGCCGCTGGCGAGTTCGTCGGCTCCCTTTGCCCAATCAAATCCTGACGGTGTCGCCACCGCTTCCTTCGTCGGCGCTGCACTCACGGCTCCCGTCTGCACGGGTGCCGGGGCGCTGGATGCCGCCGGTGCCGCGCCTTGTCCGCTTGCTGCGGGGGCTGCTTCAGTCATTTGTTAACTCCGTTCTGGTTGGTTGACCATAAAGCCGCCATAGCTGCTCGTCGGTCAGGTTGAGATGCTGGGAGATGCGAAGAAAGACTTCCCTTCGCCCCTCGGCCACCGCGTGGACGCGGGGATCGGCGTGAAAGGTGGATTGATTCGCGCGGCAGAACTTTGCCAGATCCGCCAAGACCTCTTCACCAAACGGGCCTTGGAAGGTCTTGACGTAGGCGGTGCGTCGGCGCGCAAGATAATTACGTGCCCGGTCGATCAGGTTCATTCAGGCTGTCCGCCGTAAGGTGCCGTGCCGCGCGGTGCCGCCGCCTTCTGGATGGCCGCGATACCCGGCAGCGCCTGCGTCAACTGCTGCGCCGCCTGCGCCTGCTGCCGCGATTCCCTGATCGCCATGATCTCTTCCTGCGTCCGGACATAACGGAACGGAGCGCCGTTGATGGCGAGGAGTTCCGGCATGATCGCGTCCGTGTTGAAGTAGTCCATAACGCTCGGGTCTTGCGTAACACTGGCAATCTCGCTCGCCCACTGGAAGGTGCGCATCACGCCCGCCGCCTCGTCTGATCGCATGGCGCGGTTGAGCGGCGCGTCGTACTCCACCTTGTAACTCACGCCCGCTTCGACCAACGCCGGCGGGGGAGGGGGCAGCAATCCCTGCCACATCAGGAGGTCAAACTCGCGCTCGATCTGCGGCCCAAGGCTTTCCGCCTGGAACCGGCCCATCGTCGGACTGAGCAGCGCACCCTTCTCGCGCGCACGCTCCAGCACTTCGGTCGCCGTCATCTGCGGCGTCTGGATCAGGATCTGGAACAGGGTAACAAGGAAGGCGTCATTGATCGCCATCCGCTCGTCATCCATCAACTCCTTGCCGACCGCGATGTTGCCGACCGGCAGCGGCTGCACCAAGGGCCTGCCCTCCGCGCTCACGCCGCCATAGTTCACCGCCCCCGGCTTCAGGCTGAAACCATCCAGCACGCCGTCATCGTGCGCCAGCAGCACCGGGTCCACCGCCCGGTGGCCCTGCTTGATGATCGTCTTCTTTTCCTCGTTCAGCACGCTGATCGCAGGAAGCACGTTCATCGCCGGCGATCGACCATACAACTCGCCCGGTGCCGTCAGGTAACGGGCAATCGCATACGGCATGCACCGATAGCCACCCTGATGCAGCAGCGTCACCGCCTCGCGCAGGACGTAGTAACTCGCGTACCGATAACTCTCCGCGTCAATCCGCTTTGGATTGAACTTGGGGTTCGGCTTCACGACGTGGATAACCTGAACCTCGGTCTCCGGCTTGTCCTTCAACTGGCTCTGGTAACGATCCCCCATCATCCCCGGCCACTTCTGGTTGATCTGCCGGAGCGTCATCTTGAAGCGCCGGTAGACCGTATCAACCTGGCCTTGGAAATTGGTTGCGAAGAACAACTCGCCCAGATGGACGTTGCGGTAGCGCAGGCCCTTCATCCGGGGGTCGAGCGGGTTCTGGAACTCGTCCGTGAACAGGCAGGACGTGCCAAACGCGCCAAGGCTCACGTA